GAGATCAAAGGTGTTGGCATTGCCGCCGCTATAACTGCATTCACAAAGTTTTCAAAAGCCGCCGATGAGGACAACCTAAGTTTGGCCCGCCTCACGCTTGCAATGAACCGCCTCACCGGCGCAAATGAAGCGCAGATCAAAGCCATGGATGAGCAAATCCAAAAAATGCAATTTGCAACCGGTGTGGCCGATGACGATTTGCGAAACGCCTACGCGAAATTGTTGGTTCCCGTAAAAGACAACCAAGCCGCATTTGAGGCCCTAAGCGTTGCAACCGATGTGGCCGCATACTATGGCAAGGACCTTGACACAGTGGCAAGCGCCATGGCAAAAGCACTAGGCGGCAACAACACTGCATTGACCAAACTCATACCCGGCCTAAAGAAAGTGGCCAACCCGGTGAAGTATTTGGGGGAAGTGTTTGGCGGCACTGCGGAAGTCATGGCAGATGCATCACCATGGAAACGCATCGAAGTTATTTTTGGCGATTTGGCCGAAAAGATGGGTGCCGCATTCTTGCCACTATTGGAACAGTTTGCCGAGTGGATCACTAGCCCGGATGGTGAAAAGTTTCTTGACAACCTAGTTAAAACGGTGACATTGCTTGCCACCGGCATTGGCCAAATTGTGAATGTTCTCGCTCAATTTTTTGGGTGGATTGCCGACATTGGTTTTCAATACGAGGTTGGCAGTAACAAGATCATTGCCAACACCCTAAAGGTGAACCGGTCCATCAACGCCCGCATGGCCGAGATGAAAGCACTCAACCTTGCATGGGTTGAGGCAAACGAAACACAAGACGATTTTGCCGAAAAGGAAAAGGAACGCCTAAACGATTTGATGCAAACCATCAAGGATTTTGGGCAACAATTCCGCGAAAGCATTGACCTAGCGTTTGGGTTTAACGAAAGCGGAAACCGGTTTAGTGCCGAACGCTTGCTAAGAGAAATGCGCAAGGTTTACGATTACGCCAAGAAACTACCCGGCCTAATGAAACGCCTAGAGGCGGGCGGCGCAACTGTAGAAACACGCAACCGCATTGCCGCACTAGGACCCATGCAAGGCGCACTAGTTGCACAAGGCCTTTTGTCATCGGGCAGATTGAGTGAATTCAACACCCTAACCGCGGGCCTAGGCAAGTATGGTATGCAAGCGGGTGCCGCAACCGCGGCAATGGGTTACACCATCAACATCAACAAAGCCAACATGACCGCCGCCGAAATTGTTGCGGCCATCAAGGCCTATGAGCGCACCACCGGCCGAAGGTTGCTGTTCTAATGGCTAACGATGTTTTTACCCTTGCCGATGATGTTGAAATTGCCATTTACACATACGCGGCCGACACATTCATTTGGGGTGTCACCCGATGGGATGACGGGGACAAGTGGCAAGATGGCACCGCTACCGAGGATTGGCAAGTCATCACCGGCAGTGCCGCACAAGTAACCATTGCTAACGGTGTTGCAGTAGATCAAGGATTTTTGCGGCCCGAACCCGCCACCGCGGTTGTTGTCTACGCAGACCCAAATTTTGACCCATTCAACAACACACAAATACGATCAGGCACACCGGTGCGCATTCGTGTCCGCCCAAACCCGGACACCGCACCGACAACATGGGTGACATTGTTCCAAGGCAAAATTGACAGTGCAAGCGCCTCATACAATGAGCAATTTCAAAACACAGTGTTCTTGAACTGCATCACAGATTTGCGCGATTGGATGAACTACACCGCACCCGATGGCATGACGGTGGACCCGGTTAGCGCATATGCATGGAATTACCTAGCCGCAATGAATAACGAATTCATTGTTGGCAATGAAATTGACTATGATAGCGCCCTAAACGGTTACTTGTTAGACGGTTTCGACAGTATTGACCCGGTGCCATTTGGTGAACTACTAAACCAATTGCTTGATGCAAACCTAGCCGCGCTCATTTACAAACCAATAACCGCCGCAAACCCAAATGTTCCTTATTACTACATGTTGAGTGAGGAAATGCCGGCCCTAGACACCGCAACCACCGATGTTGATTTTGAGGCCGCCGATAGCGCCAACAGCAAACGCGCCGGGTTTTATGACATCACCATTGGTTTCAACACCGATGAAATCGTCAATTCAATCAACTACTCAACCACATTGGGTTATGGGCCAGAAAACCGCAAGAATGATGAAAGCATCACACTACTAGGTGACCTAGGCGTTGATGTGACAACACTGCATTTCAATGACGCAGATGCAGATACATGGGCCAACCAAATCACACTAGGCCTACCCGAACGCCGGGTTCAACAACTAAGCGCCCGCGGCATCAACCGCAACGGTGTGGTGAACCAAAACCTTTTGCGCGAACCAATGGACATTGCAAGCGTGAATGCAAACAACGCAAACATTTTGATTGCAGAAAACTATTTCATAACACGCATTGAACACAGCATCACACCTAATGGGTGGCTTGCTACATTTGACCTATGGAAAGGCCGCTAAATGCCTAGAACTACAATAACCGCCGGCACACTAGGACTTGCGAGTGTTGGCAACGATTTCGCGCAACTAACCTATGACGCGCCCGGCAACGCCGCAATCAACGGATGCATGGAAATCTGGCAACGAGGAACAAGCGGCCTAAGCGGTGGCACATCGGCCGCCAATGGGTTCACCGCAGACCGATGGCAGTCATTCCGCACAGGATACGCGGCGGGAATGTCATCGGCACAAACAACAGGCACAGGCCCTTGCCGCTATGCGCTACGCGCTACCCGCGCCGCGGGCAACACATCATTGGCAACAATGAACCTTTTGCAAAACATTGAAACAGCAAACGCCGAACAATTTGCGGGCCAACAAGTTACTTTTAGCGCATGGGTTAGACGAGGCGCAGACTATGCGGGCACATTCAACATGCGCATTCTTTCGGGAACCGGAACAGATCAAAATGTCATTTCGGGTTTCACCGGCCAAGTAACTGTTGTTAGCCAATCTCGCACAATCACGACATCATGGGCGCGTTACCAAGTAACAGGAACAGTGGCAAGCACTGCAACCGAACTAGCCATTCAGTTTCAATACACGCCGACAACCGCAACAGCGGGCGCAAACGATTGGTTTGAAGTCACCGGTGCGCAACTAGAAATTGGTGCAACCCCGACACCATTCAAAATGGCCGGCGGCACCATTGAGGGTGAACTAGCCGCATGCCAAAGATACTTTCAAAGACATGGCCTAGTATCGGGCGCATTCCTAGCCATCGGTTACGGATCAGGAACAACCACCACAAACACTTTTTGGGCAATCTCGCCACCAATGAGAATTGCGCCATCATCGGTGGCCTACACAAATGTGGAACTAGTAGACGGTGCGGGCGGCACTATCGCAGTCACCGGCCTAGCACTACATACTCCAACACCTACAAGAACCATTGTGCATGTCACCCATGCAGTCAATGACACCGCACACCGCCCATACGGTTTGCGCACCACATCGGCCGCGGGTTATGTCGAATTGAATGGGGAAATCTAAAATGGAAAAAATCAACATAGATGGCAAAGACTTCATGGTCATCACCCGCGAGGATGGCTCACGCCAAACCATCGAAATCAACCCGGCAAACCCCGAATACGCGGCCATGATGCAGGAACCAAACACCGATGACTAACACCCCGCACAGACCCACTGCAACCGAGATGATGGCCAGAATTGAGGGCCGTTTAGCGGTGATAGAAAACAAACTTGATGCAGTCAATGACCACGAAATTCGCATTCGCGCATTGGAACGCCACCGCTACCAAACCGCATGGATCACCACAATTGGCACCGCAATCTTGACAACCATTTTGGTTGCAGTAATCACGAAAAGCATTTGAAAGGTAAGACAATGGCAGACAAAAAAGAAACCACCCCGGCAGTAGTGCCCGCTTACGCACCATTCCCGGCCCCATCGGTGGCTAAACCCGAAACCGAAAAGGCAGAATAGTGGCCCAATACATTGAACCTTTTGCCGCATCAACCCGCGGTGACGAATTCGGCAACCTAGCCCCATACCGCCAAGGCCGCCCACACCGCGGCCAGGATTGGGCACCAGGCGCGGGCAAAATCATTCCCGCCATCACCAATGGCGCAATCAAAACAAATGAATGGTCAGACGGTTTGGGATGGTTTGTTATTCAATCCACCGCCGATGGCTTGTTTGTGTTGTATGCGCACCTAGCCGAAAAACCAAACCTATCCATCGGGCACTATGTCCACGCGGGTGACGCTGTTGGCAAAGTTGGAAACACCGGCGAATTTAGCACCGGGGCCCATTTGCATCTAAGCATTGCATCTAGCAAAAATGTTCACTTATGCGAATACTCAAAATTGGTGGACCCGCTAAAGCACATAGCCGCAAACCCGGCACCAAAGGCCGCACCAAAAGCACCGGCCGCCAAAAAGCCCGCACCTAAAAAGGCAACCAAATGAACCGAATGAAACTAATCGCCAAACTAGTTGGGTGGTTCTTGTGGTTTGCTGTTGGCCTATTCCTAGTCACCATAGGCGCGGGCGCGGCCATGGGCGCACTCACCGGCGATTGGTTCACCGGTGTAGTTGTCATGTTCGGTGGCGGTATGCTCATAGTGTTCGGTGAAATCGGCCGCACTATGATTGGCAAAATGCGCATCATTGTGGATGACTTGCAACGCGCATTTCGCAAAGCAAGCGATAGCATTGAGGAACAAACCAAGGAAAACAAAAAGTCCTAGGTCACCCATAAAATAAAAAACAAAAACAAAGGATCGAAACCATGGCATTTGCAAAAGATTATGTTGATGTGGCCACCCGCATCAGGGACTTCAAAGAACAGTATCCAACCGGTTCACTGCAACAAGTCCGCCTAGAATTCCACACCATCGGTGAACAGCAATTTGTGTTGTATGTTGCCGCATGTTTTCGCACACCGGATGATGCAAGGCCCGGCATCGGGTCCGCATGGGAACCAATCCCCGGCCGAACCCCATACACCAAAGACAGTGAAGTCATGGTTGCCGAAACAAGCGCATGGGGCCGCGCCATTGTAGCCGCCACAGGTGCCGAAACTAAGAACGGTGGACCGATAGCATCAGGCGATGAAGTAAAAGCCCGCCAAGCGCCACAGGCGGCCGCACAGCGCGATTGGATGGGTGAGGCTAACCAATTATCATTTGAGGGCAACCTAGACGGTTTGCGGGCCTTGTATGAACAAGCGGTTCAACGCAAGGCGGCACCCGCTATTGTTGAGGCTATTGGAAAACTAGGGCTAGAGGCCGGGCAAAATAAAAGCGCCTAGGCGGATCGAACACCTAGACGCACTTCAAGTATAGACGCAAGGATCGAAAACCATGAGTTATGAGGCAGTAGCCGCCGCATTGCACCATTCACAAGCAAGCACAAGCGCGCGCCTAGTTTTGATAGCCATAGCCCATTTTGAGGGTGAACAAGGCGCATGGCCTAGCCAAACCACACTAGCCGCAATGACCGGCCTATCATCGCGATCAGTGCGCCGCGCCATTCACGAGTTAGCCGAACTGCATGAACTTGATGTGATTGCAGACAGTGGCCAAGGCTACGGTGCGAGAAAGTCCAACCGGTATTTTGTCATTGTTCAATGCCCGGATGGATGTGACAACAGCATTGCCCACCGAAAACCGGCGGCCGAAATCGTTAGTTTGGCGGCGATTAGGCGCGGGCAATACAGGCCAAAAAATGCACCAATAGAGGACACCCATGACCGCAATAGAGGACAAGGATGACCGCAATAGAGGCCGCCCATGTCCTACAAACTACAAAGAACTACAAAGAACAATAAAAGAACCTCTAGAGGAAAAAAGAAAAGGAAAAACAAGAATGGCTAAAGTAATCACAAGTGGTGAAGTTGATGAAGTCAAGGAAACCAAAACCGGCAAGATCATTGTGCGCATTATCGAAAACTACACTTCACAAATGGGTGAACAATGGGTTCGCAAGTGGTCATTGTGGATGGACCCGAACACCTTAGCCGGGGACTATGCAAAAGATGATTGGCTAGAGGTTGAGGGTGAACTATCAACCAAGGTTGTTGAGTGGACCCATCCAACCACCGGCGCAGTGAAACAAATCATTGACCACAATCTAAACAGTGTGCGAGTGGTGCAACACAAGCCCGCGCAAACTTACACACCCGCATTCAATGATGATGAGGATGACCGCCGCAAGTATGGCACCGGATTGGCACCATTTTGATTTGGGTGCAGGGCCTACCTATTGCGCAAGGATCAAAAAACGCATTCAACCGCGGTGGCCGCATTGTCCTAGTGGAAAGCGCCAAGGGCCTAAAGTCATGGCGCGAAACCATTGCGCATGTTGCAGGGTTGCAAGGGCGTGAAGTGTCTAGTGAGGCCATCAAACTCACATTGCTGTTTTGCATGCCGGCCCCAAAGAAAATGGTGCGCAAGGCCCCAACAACAAAACCCGATTTGGACAAGTTGGCCCGCGCAGTGTTGGATGCACTCACCGGTGTTTGGTATGTAGACGATAGTCAAGTTGTTGCCCTTGATTTGCAAAAGGTTTACACATGGGCCGAACCGGGTGTTTATTTGAGCATTCAGGCCATAGATAACAGTTTGATAACAACACGAAAAAATGTTTGAAATGTCCATTCTTGCGCCAGAATGTGCTACCATAAAGACATGGCGGGAAAAGCCCACCAAGTAAAGGATCGAAACCATGACACAAGCAGAAGCCGCAAACATTGCAAGGCTTGAATACGCATACAAAGCAGCAAGCGCGGATGCCAAACCATCACTAGCAATCATGCTTGCAATCGCAAAAGCACAAGTTGTTGGCGCATAACCCATGGCCAAATTCATCGCAACCATGACAACAATCGCCCTAGCCATCACCGGCTACCTAGCAACATACGATTGGGCCCCGCAATACGCTATTGCTATCGGCCTAATCTGGCTAACAGCAATGCTGTTCTCACTCAAAGGATCGAACAAATGAATGACAAACAACTAACCGGCGCAATCAACGAATGCCAAAGACTAGGCGAGGCGCTACTAGAAAACCCAACCCTTAGACTGTTCGCCGCCTACCGCCGCGCACTCACCCACCTAGCCGCAACACTCAATGCCGATGTGGCCCTAGCCCGCGCGGTCATGTTTGAATACCAATCCAAAACCGAACGAAAGAACTAAACCAATGCCGCCACTATGGCCAACCCACAAAGTCAAAGCCGCCGCGCGCCGCGCCCTAAAACTACGCAACCAGCCAACAATGCAAGCAAACCCACCAAAACAAACAAAGGATCGAAACAATGACACAGGCACACGCTAGACACACAGACCCACACACAAGCCACGAGGCCGCCGAACAAGTGGCCAACATCACACTTACCCAAACCTACATTTTGGGCATCCTGCACACACCCATGACCGATGAACAACTTGTGAACACCTACAAGGATTTGGCCCGCCTAGATGCACTCATGCCATGGGCATCTGAAAGCGGCATCAGATCACGCCGCGCCGAACTAGCCAAACTAGACAAGGTTCACATTGTTGGACACGAATACACCCGCGCAAACCGCAAGGCCCATGTGTGGCAAATCAAGAAAGGCAACTAACCATGATTGGCGAAACAGAGAAAGCACTACACACACCGGTGCCCGGCACACCCATCCACGATGAACTAATCACCCGATTTGCGGGCCTAGTCCAATCAAGCGAACACATTGGCGCACTCAAAGAACGCAATGCCATCCTTGAGCAACTAGGCATTGAACTTGAGAAAGTCAAAACAAGTGATGCCCGCAACGCACTAGGCCGCCTCAATGTGTGGATCGCGAACCGATGACACCGGATGTGAAACGCGACATGGACACAGACGCAAAAGAAACCGCCTATTTCGCGGGCCTAACCAAAGGCACCAAAGATGAGCGCGCCCGCATCATCGGCCTCATACTGCAAGCAACAAACCTAGACACCAAAGAAAGAATGCGCCTACTCAAGCGCATAGAGAAAGGCGAACACTAAACATGGATGCATGGATTATGGCCGGCCTAACCATTGCCACACTAGCCTTAGCCGGGTTGTGTTTCGCCATCATAGAGGCATACACAAGTGCCCGCGATAGGTATGAGGATGATGGCGGTGAATGGTAATGGCCGATTGGCACTCATCAACCGAATGGCAGAAAGCCCGCGCCAAAGCCCGCAAGATACTTGAACCCTATTGCGTGGTGTGCAACAAGGAACTAATCGGCAGTGACTTCACGATTGACCACATACACCCGGCCGGGCCAGACGGAAAACCCAACCACGAAATGAGCAACCTGCAACCCATGTGCCGCGAGTGCAATGGCCGCAAATCAGACCGCAAACCAACGCGGGCCAATTGGATCAACGAAAGGTGGCTAGATGGCTAGACACAAATACAAACACGATTGGCGCACCGAACTGCGCCGCACCGCCAAACTAGCCCGCCACCGGTGGCACCTAGCCGCCATGCCCGCGATCAAGCGGTTTTTTCTATATGCCTCCCCATCCCCACGCAAG